AGCCACCATATTTCTAAACTCTCTCCGGTTTGCTCCAACACCTGTTCTCAAATCGTTGCGGCCGTCTTTTCTTACATAGTGGCTTTTCTTATAACGACTGACGTGGCCATCGTCCTTACGGGCCGGTGCGGTCAAGAGGGCCGATTCATCTTCGCCTCCACCCTCTTCGCCACCAAGTTCTTCGCCGCCTAATTCGTCTCCACCAAGATCGCCTCCGAGGTCTCCACCAAGATCGCCACCGCCGAGAGCCTCTTCGGCTCCCTGCTCAACCACAGCCTCAAGAGCTTGCTGGAACTTACGATCGTAGAAAGTTTCTCTCTGGTTACGAAGAATTTCGTCATCAGAAAGTCCGAGAATATTGTGAGCAACCCAGCGTTTGCTGTAGGTCCCCTCTGGGATTGCTGTGGCCGTTTCAAACTTGGTTCTCATATATTCTAGCTGCTGTAATTCAGCAAGACGAGATGGGTTGTTCAGGGACAGATCAAAGCCAATCAAATCTTCGCCGCGGAAGCCAAGAGTATATAGGTGAACAACAGCAATCTTTTCTAGTTCTGATACGAAGGCTCTTTGTAATCTCTGAATTGTTCTGGCGAACCGAATATCCTTTTGAGCAAGAGTTGTCTTATCTTCGTCCGCTCCTTCGAGGTTAGTGAGATATGCTTGGGGGATCTTAATAGCAGAGAATAACTTATCTCGAAGGTATTTCACATCGTCAATATCGTTAAGAGAAGATGCTCCCACAAGAGATGAAATGTCCGACCCAACTCCACCACGCATAGGAATAAAATAATCCTCTTCCAATGATAAGGGGTTGTAACGGAGATCGACGCGGCCAGTTGTCGCATCCACCATAGAGTTTCTTTTCATCTCGGTTTTTACTTTTTCCATATACTGCGAAACATCTTGAGGAGGTATGTTGCCGACATCAATTTTAAATATCCGGCGCTCCGGGGCACGGACAACGCGATATGCGATCATAGCATCTTCAAGAAGAACCAGTTGGCGCCAAATGCGGCGCGCAGGATCAAGAATAGACGTCCCATATGGAGCGTGGCGATCGTTCCCAAGAATACGGAAATGGGCAACTTGCCAATTTTCAAATGTCATACCAGCGCCATTCCACTGATACTGAACATAGTTTGGATTGGTGGGGTCTTGGCCCTCTAACCTCTCGACTTCGTTGTTCGGTAAACCGATGACGGAGGTGACCCCCATTTTTTCATCGATGTCCAAATAAAGAAACAGATCACCATACTTGGTCATTGAACGAGCCCAACCAAAGGCATTGAACTCCACATTCAAAACATCATAGAATAGAGACTCAAGAATTGTTTTTATTTCCAAGTTCATACATTTTATAGAGAGCATCTTGTTATACTCATTAGATGTCGTCATCTCATCAGCATAGATATCGATTGCTGACGCAATCTCGGGCATATACTCCATCTGTTCAAAGTCTGTGTAGCGCTCGGCTCTACCTTGATTTCTGAAAGCAGCAGACGTAAAAAGATTATAATTCTGTGAGAAATTATTATCGGAGCGTTTAAACTCTTGGCCACTTAAAGATCGAAAACGACTGCGATATTTATCTAAATCGCTCCGTCGCTCCTGGCGCCCAATCTGAGCGCGATAATTTATAATTGGACCAGATAAAAGTCTGGTCAGCCTCTTGAAAAGAGGGGAAACAGGATTTCTTGGGTTTTTCTCGTTAGTCGCCATTTTCTACCCCTTTATCAAAGCAATATACATTTCATTAAAACTTTTTGCTTCTCCGGCCCTTTGATTTTCTTTCGTCATTTTGTGTCCTGTCATTCCTGGAATTGTTGTGGAAATGCTTGTTTTAGATGTTGATATCGCTGAGAGGAAACTCTTGCTATATTCTACATTCTTTTGGCTTTCCACGATTACAGTATCCCTTACCCAACACCCGATAGCAAACGACATAACTAGATCATCATTATAACTTCTCATAGCCTGGGGCCTTCCTGCTTGCCAAATAAAAGTCTTCATTTCTGAAAGCAGACGATTTGAATTAATCTTAATTAGTTTGTTTCTCATAAACTCTTCCATCTTTGCTACAATCAAAGGTCTCGTTTTTGAAGATGTCGTGAAGCCGGGAATAACATTGGATTGCCATTGTGCAGCAACCGGATCCACGTATTGATGGTCGCCCTTCCGAGAGTGGTATAGATTAGGATACCCTTTATCTAGCAACTTTTTAAGCACTGCGTAGCCTATATTGTTGTTTTCTATAACAACCATAGGATTTCCATATTCAGCAGCCACGCTGTAGAGTATATCAGCAAAGTCGTCGGGCGTCGGTTTTCCAACGTATTCCCCCACCACTTCCATTGTTTCCAACTCAAAGATGTGAAATGCGCTATTGTCTTTTCCATCACCTCTCGCCACGTCGGCAACAATCAAGTAGGGCTTTTCTGGTTGGTATCTTTTCCATATCCAGTAGTTTCTATCAAAACCGGTTCTATATTCTGGCGTGGCTGTCTTTTCTAAATACCACTGAATATCATCAGGGTGAATAACTGTCTCACCAGAAACATTAAAGTTACACTCAAGTTCTTGAGCAATCTGTCGCTTGGACATATTCTTGGTTTCTTTGTCAAACCAAATTTTGTCTCTATCCGGGTGGGCATCCCATAACAAAGTAGTCATATGGAACGCATTTGTTCCAGCCTCCGCTTCTACACAATTTTGATGGAACCAGTTGCCCACACCATTTGGGGTGGAAAGCGCGATACATCGACCACCAGTTGATAGTGTTGGATAGAGCGCAGTCCATAACTCACCCAGTTTTTCAACGTGAGCGGCCTCATCAACTACCAACAGTGAAAGGGCCTCCGAACGGCCAGCATCAGCCGATGTAGAAGAGCCCTTAATCTGCGAACCATTTGAAAGTTCAAAAGAAGTTCGGTTATCTACTATGATTTCAGAAATACGCATCCAATCTGGTAGATGCTTAATAATTGCTTTTACTTTTTTGACGAGGTTTGTGGCTGTTTGGAGTTTGGTCGCGACCACGAGAATGTTCTTGTCCCGATGGAATAGCATTAGCCAACTTATGTAAGCCGCCGTGACTGTAGAAATACCCAACTGCCGGGCTTTTAAAATAATATTAAAACGATAATCGTTAAAATCTTTGAGGAGATCCTCTTGATAGTCATACGCCTTAAAAGGAATTAGCCCTCTTTGAGGGTGGGAAATACGACAATAATTTGTTGTAAAGTAAACTGGATCTTTGCCCGCTTTTACAACCTCTTTTAAAATCTCTTTTTTAGTAAGGCGACTCCCCATAACATTTGTTACTTGCCTTTGCGTGTATCGTTGGGGGGTCGTTTGTTCTTGGGGCCTAGTGCGAGCCAGTCCTTCACGGCGCTATCAAGACGATCTTTATCAGAGCCTCCTGATACTTCTCCCACATCGGTCATCCCACCAATGCGGTAATCACATTGCGCCTGAACATCTGTGCGATAGTTGGACATACGCTGAACCATAATGTGGTGCTCTCCTTCTAGGGTGAGGGTGAGGGTGTTGCCGGTGATTACCTTATATTCTTTCTTCAAGAATTTTACAATATCTTTTAGGTGTGAAGCAATGTCGTCTTCAAACCCCGGAGCCTTAACGTCTCTGAGAAGCACCTCGGCCTGATAGGACACACGAAGAATGGGGCCGTGAAATCTGACCTTAAATCCATCCATAACGCGGCGATCATTAATGTAGTGGCCGTCTTCCCTGCTAAGACCAGCCGAACGGGCTTTGCCGTCGGCTTGCAGTTCTTCCGCGTGAGCGCCGTCGTATGCGTTGGCTGCTGCCTGGTTTATTCCTTGTATGATTTCGTATACTGTTGCCATATTATTCTTCCTTGTTTGGTCTCCAACCAGTTGCCCATCTTTCTTCCCGGTCCTCGATATGTTGTATATAGCATATCCAGCAAGCACTGAACTTATTCATATACAAATCATCTCGCGGATGAAAAGAATATCTTTCACAAACAGGACACGTCCTATTGTGGTCTCTATTAAGTAGTTTTTTGTTTATTAAAAATCCGTCTTGTTCTACTTTGTCTTGGGATTCGGCCAATTTGGCAAATTTCTTCTGTTCTTCTTGGGACTGCGTAACATATTCTTTCTCTTTGTCCTCGTCCCAAAAACGTTTTGGATTGTTAGTAGCTTCTTCACCATACTTCT